CCTGTTTCTAGAGTATCATGGATTCGGGTTGTTTCCATGGTTACTCCATCGAGTTTTTGTGGTGAACGTGTTTCGAGTGATTGATTTTCTACTTGTTCGGTTATGGTTTCAGATTCTATTCCCTGAAGGATACCATTAATAATCTCTTTTCCCGGAGGAATAGAAGGTAAAAGGTTCATTGGAGGAGTTTCTTCTGAAGGTGAAATTGTGAGTACTGAATTTGGGGATACAGTTCCTGCAACTCTCATAAATGGTAATCTTCTATCAAATATGAGTTTACTTGATTTGGAACATTGACAAGGATCTGTTGAACAGCTTCTACACATTCCCAATTCATTAAGAATTGAGGAGAGTTCTGTAACAACAGCTGGTTGAGCAGGGTTATAATCAATTTTATGATGATAATGTAATGTAGATGTATTGAAAAATACAAGGAGTTGCATTCCAGAAACATCAATTTGACCTGAAAGTAAAACAAGTGTAAAAGGAATTGTAATTTGTGTTACTGCAGGTGTAGGATCTTTCCAATAAGGTTGGATTTGTAGATTAGTAAGGGTAGGATCCCATTCTGAACCAGGAAGTTGCATTACATCTTGATAATTAGTATAAGTTCCTTGAACAAGTCTACAAAGTAAATTAGAGAAAGGATTTTTATTTGATTTTATGGTAAGAACTGGCATATGTGATTTAAGATAATGTCTAAGATATTCTCTAGTATTAACATATGGGTATGTTGCTGCAACAACTGATAAATCAAGAGTGAAATTAAATGGTGTATATTTATTTGCAGCAGAAATAACAAGTTCTTGAAGAAACATATTATGATGGTCTTCTCTAGGGTTATGATCATACATTTCTCCATATGTTTCTTTAGCTTTTTGAGAAATTGGATTATATTCATATTCAAATATTTGTTCATCACCAAAAGTTATTAAATCATTTACAACTTCTTGTTTAATACTACGCTTATTAACGTAGTACTTAAGAATTGCTTTAAAACCATTCAATTTTGCAAGAGATTTTGATTTTGCATATGTAACAAATACTACTTCACTTGCATGAAATAGAGTGTACATAACAATATCAGGATTTTGTGAAATTACACTAGTTTTATAATTAGTTTCAAATGGAGGTTGTAATATATTAAAACCATTGGCAACTCGGGAAATAGGATTAGTAATTGAAGTGTTAAGTTCTATG